AAATATCAAAAGAACAAGGAGATGATATAAAGGCAAAAGTTAGATTATTCTTTTTGGCACAGGCGAAAAAAGCAAATGATATGTTAATTAACGATGAAACAATGACCCAGCAATGCAAAAAATATTCTTTAATGATGCACTATAATAACCAACTATGAAAGAATTATTTAAACTGACAATTGAATTTACAAGGATATTTATAGGCTTTATCCTTGCCATTACCATATTGGTAACATTTGATTTGTACTACGAATTAAAACGACTATTTAGATGAAATACACATCTAGCTTTACAAATGACCTTAAAATAGGTGAAAATAAAGAATATTTAATACTTGATTTTATTAAAAAAAAGTATCCAAAAGCATATAAAATACAAGGATATTGTAAAGAATGTGATATTTATATACCTGAATGTAATTTAAAAATTGAAATAAAATATGATAAAAAAAGTAACGAAACAGGAAATATTGTAGTAGAAATAGAAATGTTTAATAAGCCATCTGCATTATTTACTACAAAATCGGATTTTTGGATATTTTATGATGATATTGAATTAATGATTTTAAAACCAATTGAAATAAAAGATTTAATAATTTGGAACGAATTAAAGGCAGTTACATTTATTGGTAAAGGAGATATAAAATCAAAAAGAGCAATATTGATTCCAAAACATCTAATTAGAAATAAATCTACAATATGTACATTATAAAAAAAATATATGAACGGAGCAGAGAATTCGCAGCCTGTGAGAATGATATACCTAGACAATAAACAAGAAATAATATTTAAATCAATATCCTACGCAAAAAGAATAACAGGTGTAAATGAATACCAAATCAAACAATCCTTAAACCCAGTGAACAAGAAACGATTTACCCATAAAGACCGAATAGTTGTTTTTCGTACTATAAAACCCTAATTTTGCATTATGGCTTTACAAACTATCCCAAGATTAACCGCAAAGGCTCAACAAATATTTAACCGCTACATTAGGACTAGAGATAGTCAAGATGGATATTTTACTTGTATTAGTTGCGGTCAGGTAAAGGATTTTGAATATATGGATGCTGGGCATTATGTTCCTGTTAAGGGTAGTTCAGCATTAAGATTTGATGAGTACAATGTAAACGGAGAATGTAAATCTTGCAACGGCTTTGACCAATTCCACCTGATAGGCTATCGCAGAAACCTAATTGATAAGATAGGGGAACGAATGGTATTGCACCTAGAAAGCCAACACAGGCTCATAAAGAAATGGTCAAGGACTGAATTAAACGAACTAATTGAAAAATATAAGTAATGGCTAAACTAAACGCAGCTGGTAAGGTAAACTTTGGCACAAGAAAAAAAGGTAAGTACAAAAAAAGTAACGGACCGAAAGACAAACCAACAAAACCATATAACCGACAAGGATAATGAAAGATACATTTTGTAAAAGAGAATACAAGTGCAAATGTGGAATAATTATTGAGGACTATGTTTGGCAAAGTTCCATAAAGGAACACACCATCAAATGCAAGTGTAAAAAAGAAATTGGCTACAATAATCTAATTATAAATAATGTTGTTAAATCAGCATCTATAAGAACACCAACAAAGAACCGATAATGTTAATCAACGAAATCAAACCAAACCCAAACAATCCAAGAAGTTCACAATAATGTCTTATATTTGCATTATGGAACAATTTAAAGACATAAAGGGGTACGAAAATTTGTACCAAGCAAGTAATCAAGGCAATATTAAAAGTCTAATTACTAATAGGATTTTAAAGGCAGCAAGTGATAAATCCAACTATAAAATAGTTACTCTTTGCAAAGATGGGAAACATAGTACAAAAACAGTACATAGATTAGTGGCTATTAATTGGATAGGAGAATCAAAATTAGATGTAAACCATAAAGACGGAAATAAAGGAAATAATACTTTAGAAAATTTAGAGTTTATAACTAAAAGCGAAAACACTAGACACGCACTTAAAAATGGCTTATTTAAACCTAACTTTGATTATATAGCAATTAGAACTAGAAAAAAAGTAAAACAAATAAATTCAATAACAAACGAGGTTGTAAATATATTTGAATCTGCTCACGAAGCATCAAGGCAAACAGGATTTAATAGAGGTAATATTTGTTCTTGTTGCAGGGGGGAAGTCAATTTAGTACAAAATTATAAATGGCAATATGAATATTAATTTAATTATAGCAAATCCTAATAACCCAAGAATTTGCAAAGACCATAAGTTTAAACAACTAGTTAAGTCAATCCAAGATTTCCCCCAAATGCTTGAATTGAGACCAATTGTCATTGATGAAAACAATATGGTATTAGGTGGCAATATGAGACTAAAGGCTTGTATTGAAGCTGGGCTTACGGATGTTCCTGTAATACACGCTAACAATTTAAGCGAGGAAAAGAAAAAGGAATTTATTGTAAAGGACAATGTCGGATATGGAGAGTGGGATTGGGATGACCTTGCTAACAATTGGGATGCACAGGAACTTACCGATTGGGGATTAGACATACCAAATTTTGATGTAAACAATTTAGAAGCCGAAGAAGATGACTTTGCAGTACCTGATGGCGGAACTGAAACCGATATTGTATTAGGAGATTTATTTGAGATAGGCGAACATAGATTGCTATGTGGGGATAGTACGGATAGCGACCAAGTGGCAAAGCTAATGAACGGACAAAAGGCTGATATGGTATTTACCGACCCACCTTACAATATTGGATATAAAGGAACAATGAGTAATACAACAGTAAATGGAATTGAAGTTGGACACATTGCAATAAGTGCAAAGTACGATGATATAAAAAATGATAAAATGAGTGAAGATGATTTTTATAATTTTATATGTGATATTTTAAAAGAAATTAAATTAAATTGTAAAGGTGCATATTATATTAGTTTTGGAAGTCAAACTTTATTACAATTATTAAAACCATTAAATGATTTAAATATTGAATATAAATCCATAATTATATGGATGAAAAATCAATCAACAATAAGTGGCAAAGATTTTAAAAGCAGATACGAGCCAATTGTATATGGTAGATTTAACGATTCTTTTTATGGAAAAAGATTTAATCAAGAAGATATTTGGGAATTTCAAAGAACATTAAAAAATGATTTGCACCCAACAATGAAACCAATACCATTAATTGAAAATGCTTTAAACTATTCAAGTTTGGAAGGGATGAGCGTGTTGGATTTATTTTTAGGTTCAGGTTCAACAATGGTAGCTTCACATCAACTTAAACGCAAATGCTATGGTATGGAACTTGACCCAAAATACTGCCAAGTTATTGTTGACCGAATGAAGAAACTTGACGCAAACTTAATAATCAAAAAGAACGGATTACCTTTGTGATTCAATGAAAATTCAGTGAGAAATGGCAAATGAACAAAACTTAACTCCATTCCCTAAAGGAGTATCAGGTAACCCAGCAGGGAAACCTAAAGGAGTTGAACATAGCAAAACAAGACTATTGCGTTTACTACAACTCGTTACCAAAGTGCGTAACCCTGTTACAGGCGAAGATGAGGAGTTTACAATAGCTGAACAGTTAGATATGAAGATAATTGCAAAGGCAATGAAATCCGATTTAAGGGCATATCAGGAGATACTTGACCGACTAGAAGGCAGAGCAAAACAAACAACCGACATAAACGCAAACATTCAAGGTAGCGTTCAAATAGTAATACAAGAAGATGAGCGATGCAAACCAATTGAAGATTAATGCAACCCCTGTATTCTTTGCCAACAAAAGAGCATACGAAGGCAGCTATCCTGTCATTTGCAATGAAGGTGGCACAAGGAGTTCAAAGTCTTATTCCATTGTTCAGTTACTGATTGAGATTGCTTACAACAATCCAAAGACAAGGATTTCAATAGTATCGCATTCCCTTCCACATATCAAGCGAGGAGTTTACCGAGACTTTAAATCTATAATGGAGAATTGGGGTTTATGGCAAGACAATGACTTTAGCTTTTCCGATTTTATATACACTTATCCCAATGGGTCTTACATTGAACTATTCGGATTAGAAGATGAAAGCAAGGCAAGAGGACCAGCAAGGGATGTTCTATTCATCAACGAAGCCAACTTAATCAAAAGAACTTTATACGACCAATTACTAATGCGTACAACAGGCAAGGTGTTCCTTGATTGGAATCCTGCTGACTTTATCAATTGGGTTTACGAGATAGCCGACAACCCTGAAAACAAACGCATTCATTCTACCTACTTAAACAACCTGCCAAACTTATCGGAATCACAAATAAAAAACATTGAGCAGTATAAAAACCTGCCTGATGATTTTATGTGGAAGGTTTACGGACTTGGAGAACGAGGAGCAGCAAAAGAACTTATTTACACGCAATGGAAACAATACGACACCGCACCTGAAGGCGATGTATTCTATGGGCTTGACTTTGGTTATGTCCACCCAGCTGCACTTATAAAGGTTACCCATCACGAAGGAGAGAATTACTTTGAGGAAATCATTTATCAAAGCGGTCTTACATTATCCGACCTTACAAGATTGATAAAAGAGAAAGTACCTGAACGAGCAACCATATACGCAGATGCAGCAGAACCAAAATCAATAGAGGAACTTTACCGACAAGGATTTAATATTAAACCTGCTCAAAAAGATGTATGGGCAGGAATAGTAAAAATGAAATCTTATCCTATAAACATTCACTTCCATAGCCAAAATCTTAAAAGGGAATTTATGTCTTACAAATGGAAAAAGGATAAAAACGATAATGTAATTGAAGAACCTGTAAAAGCAAATGATGATGCTTTAGATGCTTCACGATACGCCGTATTTACTCACTTGACAAAACCTAAATTTGCGGTAAGTGTATTTTAACTTAAATTTCTTTAACTTTGTTTAAATTCTAATAATATGGGTTTATTTGACATCTTCACTAAAAAGAAGATTAACACACTATTTCCAACAATTCCAATGAACTCCCAAATAGCAATTGAAAGGGGTATAGTTACTTGGCAAGGAGCAGACCAAAGAAGTTTTGTTGATGATGGATATGTAGCAAACGATATAGTTTACTCAATCATTAAACTAATTACCGACAAAGCTAAAATTGCACCATTCCACGTTTATAAGGTTGTAGATGAAAAGGCTGCAAAGAAATACAAATCTTTAGCTGCACAAAAAGACATCAACTTAAAAGAACTTGAGACTTTACATAAAAAGGCATACGAACTTTACACAGGAGACCAACGCTTAAACGAGTTGCTAAAATATCCTAATGAGGAAGATTGCTGGAGTGATTTAGTTGAACAATGGTGCGGTTTTAAGTTGATAACAGGTAATTCTTTTATTTATGGCAAACTTATTGAAGCAGGAAACAATCAGGGCAAACCCTACGAGTTATTTGCTTTACCTAGTCAGTATATGGCTATCATTGCAAATATCAATGTGTTCCCCCCAACAAGAGCTGGGTATCAACTTTATTACGGACAAATGTGGTCATTTGATACAAAAGAAATCTTACACGATAAATACTTCAATCCACAATGGGGAGTAACTGCTGGACAGCTTTATGGGCAAAGCCCATTAAGAGCAGCAGCCAAAAACTTAACTAGAAGTAACGAAGCTAAAACCGCTGCCGTTGCATCCTTCCAAAATGGTGGACCTGCTGGAGTTTTATTTATGAACGATGAACGCTATGACCCTACAAGTGGACAAGCACAGGCACAAGCACTTAAAACCGCAGTAAGTCAAAAAGGCGGTTCAGCTAACTTTAACTCAATTGCAGTATCAGGTTATAAAGTAGATTGGAAACAAATCGGTTTAAGCCCTGTTGAACTTAATATCATTGAATCGGAAAAATGGGATTTAAAAGCACTTTGTAATATCTACGGAGTACCTAGTCAACTTTTAAACGATAGCGATTCAAAGACCTATAACAATCAAAGAGAAGGGG